GGGGTGTGATCCCTGCCGTTAAATTAGACGAATCAATGAACAAACGGTAATTCAATGATTCCAAATAAATAAATAAATATATCTAATTAGACCTTGCCGGAGGTCCAACCAGAAATCCTAAACGATAATTATCTCCTGCCGCTGCAAACAATGAAGGATTCAGAGGTTTGTCTCGTAAATTAAAAATGGCCACAGTAGTATTAACATTTAATCCTTGTTCTCGTTTATTGTCAGTAGTATCCGCAAGCCCAATAATCTCACACAACGCAGAACCCATATATGGTATAGTTACTTCTAATCCATTTGATATTGGTTCTTGAATAGTAGCTGCGCCTTGTTCAATAAGAAAACGCTTATCAGAAACACCACCAAAATCTTTCGTAATCCACGGAGTTTCAAATCCTGCTTCGAAATACGGTCCTGTGATTTGCAATGCTCCAATCATAGTATCATTTTCAGCTCCTGCATTAGGACAAGCCTTAATATTAAAGTCACCGCGACGAAATCTATAGATACCTTCGAACCAAACCCAATAAGGAGCATTACGATTATACGTAGCAAAAATACTAGCAAATCTATTAAACAATGCTACTTGTGGATCATCTGCAATTACTGCAAAATGATATCTTGTTACAACCTCATTTATTGTCAAAGGCACCTCTGGAACTGCAATTCGATTATCAGGAATCGTAGAATAATCAAACATAGGAGTATAGTCTCCATTTCGCATCTCATCTCGTGTAAATGATTCTGGTTCCATATCAAAATCAATTTCTTTATTCCTGATAAATTGGAAACTATTAGCATCCAATTTCTCAGTAGTTGGAAATGCGACTTGAAAATCTTCTCCACCAGATACAAAAGCATTAATGTATACAGGAGGGGGAGGGTTTTCACTATGCGTAAGTTCATTTACCACAAAAATAGCAAAGTAACCTGAGGCATACAAATCAAACACAGTCCCGTCTCCAACGTTCGGCGGTGCTGCCAATCTACTATCATCAGACAACGCTGTTCGTAATTTCCATGGTCTCATTGAGAAATATGGGAATGTAATAGCTACCTGTGATTCTGTCTTAATGTCAACAATACGCATAATCGCTTTTCCTTCCAATGTACTCAGCAATGTAGCTCCATCTTGAGGATATCCAGATTCAGGAGGAACCCAGACAATAGCCAACCTTCCTGCATGAAAACTACTTGCTGTAATATGAAACATCACTCTTATCGAACCTCTCCACATATGAAATGGTAAGGTAGCCCAAGATAAAATCGTATCATAACCATTGCCTCTAAATCCAGGTCGTATAGCAATCCAATCTGTCAATTGACTTCCACTAATATCTGTTGATGTCCAGGTAAATATACGAGCCAAAGCAGGTGTGGAAAATACATAATCCAAATCCATTTCAGCAGTATGCGAACCCATTAAACAAGGATGTTTATCCACAGCAGCCCCAGGGTGCATCGCTAATGTAACAGAAGGATTTAACGAATGTGTATTAGCCAAATTGAATAATCGTGGTGCCATAGGTCTATAAGGTTCCAAAGATACAGGATAACATTCATGAGTTAATCTCTCAGTATAGCTAGTGTCAACGAGTGTTGAATACAGACGTCTCAATACGTTTCTGACCCTCGTAAAAGTCCCTGTCACGGGCACTGCTGTAATACTAGTCGATTGTTCATCCTGTTCCTGATCTTCAGACATAGCATTTGGTGATTTTCTTTTTGCTTCCACGTTTTTCTTTGCCTGTCGCGTAAAACTCTTTCCACTACCAGTTGGTTTATTTATATAGTTATTTGATCCTGTAGTCGATTCTGGTACCATCATTGTTGCTGGTGTCGGTTTAAGTGGTGTAACTTCGAATTCATGGAAATTAGCAGGTCCTTGTAATGATACATTAACCATTCTGGCATAAATCGAAACTCCAACTGGATTTGAAGCTGCAGTACTATATTGTTGTAATGGATTTAAAACATATACTTTTAATCCTCCCAATGATCTATAAGCCGAAGTATTAGCTATTCGATTCATCCCATAACTGTTAAGCAATAGGTAGTAATATGGAAAAACAAAGGGAACAGTGAACATCATGGTTTCAGATTGTGTAGGACTAACCAACACTGAGGGATTTCCAGATGCTGAATATATATTATTTACTGCTTCTCGATATTCTAAATCCATGAATCGCATACATGGATCCCAGGCAAATAACAACTTACCATAATGGAAAGCCGTACCATTTACTCTGATAGAGATTTCAATATCACAGCGTAAGTATGAGAATTCTCTCAATTTATCCTTAATAAAAGCGGATTGTTCTATAATTACACTAAAAAAATCTAATACATATATGTATTATCCTTCCACCATATCTGGAGTCCATAAAAACGTTCCTACTCGTATTGGTCGTTGTAAAACTTGCTCTAATGTCTCTGTTGCCCCAAATGCAACATCCGGTACTTTCTCACATGGTACTAAGACTTCAGAATCTACTGTTGCTTTATCTTCGAAATGCACGATGTTTTGTTTAAAAGTGACTTGATCCATCGTGACTTGATCTTCGCCACTCACTTCTTGTAATTTTAAATTTTGTTCAGCAGTACGATTTATACAACCATCACTATGTGTACTACCAAGATGATGGGGGTTGGCGAACTTAAATAAGCTCTGAGGTGTTCCCTTCTGATTTTGATGAGCTGAGGTGCCACTCTCTGCTTCAACTATCAGTGGTGTTTTAAATGTACTTCCTCCTCTGTTAAGTACATCTGATCCTATAATCTCAAGAAATAAATCATTTCTATCAAAACGTTTCAAGATTATTTCTAAAAAGGGTAGCTCAATCGTTAAATCCCTTAGAAATTTCTCTACTTCATCATATCGCTCGATAGGATAATGAATCATTTCTCTCATTATATCTGCACAAATATCCGAAAGATATTTACTTTCCAAAACACCTGTTTTTGAATCTCGCCAACACAAAGGTCTTAATACCGAATCAAAATCCAACGGTGCTGATACATACTCACTTCCTTCCCAATTGAATTCGAAAGATCTTTTTAAATACGTTAATTCTTGCCTTGTCAAGAAATAAATTTCACTAATATCAGAAGTCTTATTCGGGTGTGTATATTCCATCCCAAAAATATTAAGTGCCGTTGAAATATTCGCCATACAGAATTCAGATGCTTCATCCGAGACAGAACCAATATTGTCATCACCAAAACACGCAAATTTAACTTCATTGTTAAATTGTAATGATTTATTAAAATACAACATAACTTCATTAAAAGCCAGTCGCATCAATAAACAATTTACTAAAGAGTTAGTTAACGTAGTTAATGGTGTTCCTGATGGATTTCCTTGATATGTTCGATATACAACGTTTCCATTTATATGGTAAGTATTATACGTAGCTTGAATAATCTTCATTCTTATATCAGAATATTCATCATTGTACCAAGAATTAATAATAGACCCTGCTTCAACAATCAACTGATAAGGTAAAGATTTATCATAATTACCAAAATCCCCAGCAAAATAGTTACCATCATCACCTTGATCCAACAATCTCCTGTATAACCTAGTCCAATCCTGTCCATGTGGATTTATACCTATTGAAATTTCCAATTCAGTACAATTTGAATATATATAACCCAAGAAACCTCCAAAGTATTTACGAATTAATATATTCCAGGCAAAATCAGAACACATAAACATTCTAGTTTTCCTTTGTAGTACTTTTTCCATAGGCCTTAACTCATCCTTTAACAGATCATTAACAAATACAACTGGAATTTCACCTTTATTTAATTGATCTTCTAATTCGTTAATTCTCTGCTCAACAACCGGTTTAATCTCATAATAAGTAACACTCTTATCAGTTTTAACATCAACCAGCCATTTCTTACCTGATTCTGTCTTCGGTCTATGCCATATAAAAGGATATCCTTCGGAAGTATTCATTGCTAGACCATTTAATCCAATCTCGTGATTACCATTGATTGCATCATAGAGTGATAATTTCTTAAACTTCATGAATTCACCAGCTGGTAAAGACGTTAAATGATCAAGCAGTGAAACTGAGGCTTCTTTCAACTTATCATAAGGTATAAAATCACAATATGATTGAAACTGTTTACTTACTTGTATTGCCATTGGGTCAATTCCATCCTTTGTTTTATGCATAATTGCTGGAGCATACTCTAATAAAGATGAATATTTCATAGTAACATAATCGTAAGCTCTAGTTTTAACTATATTAGACTTAGTTGGATATCTTGCAGCAAATTTTCCTTCAAGTATTGCCAACGGATTAACAAATCTTGCTTCGTATTCTTCATATCGTGGGTGATTATATGCCGTAGTAAAAGTTACTGATTCTGCCTCCAGAATATGCTCTATAGGAGTTGGGAGAGGCCCCGGATCTAAAACCCGTATATCCGCCTGAAGTACCATTGATCCGATACTCTTAATTGAACTAGCTGCTTGATGAATCCCAATGATTTTCATTTGAGTTCCATTTGTAACAGCTTGTACGATTATTTTCCCACAATCTCCCTTTTGAGTATACTTTGGATATTCTAAACAAACACCAGGATCATACATTGTCTTTGTCATTTCTCCATTAACCAATCTGGACATTGGATATTTGGCTTGTTTCCTGTAAGTTATAGATGGTAAATCTATTAATTGTGTTGCAAAAATCTCTCTAAGTGATCTGTCATAATCATAATCCATTACAGCTGAAGATATTCCAGCTAACCACGCTGAATTTTGTGATACTTCTTCCTCTGAATGGGGAAAAAATTTAACAATATTTGGAAATTCACATACATGATTAGGAAATATAATCATAGCTATATCTTTGGTGGGATGATATCTTATAACTAATTTAGATAATGGACCACTCCATATCAATTTCTGACGTCTATCTCCGGTACCTATAACAGAAACCATATGATCTTGACTATATGGCATCATATTTTCCAAAGTATGTCGCGTTGTGATTGCATTTCTTCCGCCAACAAAAATCATTTGATTTCTAATATGAGCACACCAAATAATTGCCATGTTGTTATTAGCAACAGCTGTAGCTGATTTGGTAATATGACATTTTTGTACATCTCCTCCAGATTGTTCACTTATACGACCTCCACCTGGTCCTTTGCGTCCTTTCTTCCATGCTGGTGCTACCATATGCACAGTAGTTCCACCACGTCGAATTGCTTGGGTTTTTCGTGCCTGACGCAAACCAAAATCTCTTCTGTCTCTGGGTAAGGTACTTTCCTCATCAGGAACTTTAGTTCTTTCTCTCATTACAAAACCAGTTAATGCAATAATACCAAAAATACTCAAAGCTACTGGGCCACAATTCTTTTGAATAAATGTGGACCATGTATTTAACATATTGGTCAACTTAACTTTAAGTGATGGAATATCAACTATGGGTCGATTTTGAAAATGAACATCAATATTCTGTCTCAATCCAACAACATGTAAAACTGCTACTCCAATAATAGCTCTTATTCGCGATGTTTTATCTCTAAGAAACTCCTTCATGTTATTCAATGTATCAGAAAAATCCTGATCATTCAAACAAGAAATAGTTTCTATAAAAGACTGTATTTTATTTCGAACTAATTCACTACATGCTGAAAAATACGAAGAAACTGCTGTCCAATAATTGTTTGCACTAATTGTTATGTAAGCTGATAAATCTGATATAATGGGAATATCATCTAATTCGTCAAGATTATCAGTACTCATAAACACATTGCGTAAATTTTCTGGTTGAGTTTGATTAGTATCTTCAGCTGGAATATCACGGACTAAAGCATCAACGCGCTCTCGTAACACTTCAAAATATCTTAACAAATTCTCCGGCACCCTATTTTTAATCTCTTCAACATTGACCTGTTGTTGTAATCTCCGTTCATTGATCATAAATGCTGCATAATGTTCAAGATATCTACTGGCGATCATGGTTACTAATTTTTCATATGTAACTGGGGTACCTGAAACATCTTGACTATCAACAGTATTTGATTGCTTCAATGTTAGTTTCCATCGTGATTTATCAATTTGAGGAATTGCATCATTTTCTAGACGAGAAGAAGGTTCTAAATCAACGTGAATCACAAAGTGTCTTCGTCTCAACACTGCTCCTACATCTGCAGCACTCTTCTCCATATCATGTGTAAATCCTTTATTACTAGTATATATACAGAATGGTGAAGAAAAGAAAGTATTTGCTTTTTTCTCAAGGGCCGCCATTGGTAACGGACTGGGAGCACAATTTATAACCTTAATCATATCTCCTATCATTTCTTCCCACAAGTCTTGCGACTTTATGGATCCCCAATCGTCAAAAAGACAAACTCGCTGACCACAATAATTTTCCCAATATTGATCACTAGGATTACGAGTGAAAACGTCTACATCAGTAAATTTTGGAAAATTTAGCAATGCAAACACATCTCTCATTAAATCCTTGTACAAATGACTCTTACCCTTCTTTGGGGGTCCAATGAGCCATATACTAACGGGTTCTGGTTTTTGACGCGATGTTGACCTATGACACCCTGCTACATTCTTCAAGGACTCCAACTGTCTCGTAATAAACGATAAAGTCTTCTGAACTGGGGCACTAACTTTAGTCTTAAGATCTGTATTCATAGCTGTACACTCTTCCCATAAGCGTTGAATTTCTAAACTAATGGCTGGTGATGCCACTAAATTATCTTCTTCAAATCTCGCAATTATGTTCCGAGCTTCAGTCAAAGTTCTTTTATATTTCTCTCCATATGTCCTAGCTAATACTACGTCCTCGTAGGTTGTTCCTTGCCACCATGCTAACACATGACACACAACCCATTCTATTATCTTTGGGAAAATTTCAAAAGCTGTTTTAAGACCTTGTAAACCTTTCATAAAATTCACAAATCTTTTAGCATAATCATCTCCCTTCTTCGAAAATTCAGGGCTACTAAACGGCATCCATGACCATACCATACCAAACAAGGCAAATAATGGATTATTTTCTGAAATATCCCCAACTATATCTTCCAAAGAATTCTCGGGTTGAATTTCATCATTTAACACTCCAAGTTGATTAAAAGATACTTCTCCATTAATCCATTGATAGACCCAAGTTAATGCG